TGCCCATGATCTCCAGCGTCTGCCGGTACACGTCCTGCTCCCACTGCTCGTTGTGTAGCGTGCGGCCGAAGATGCAGATGCACGGCTCCGGGTGGTTGAACATGTAGTCCCAGAAGCCCATGTGGTCGTCGCAGCCGAACCAGCGATTGCTGCGCCACACCCAGTGCCCGATCAGGCTGGACTCGACGCTCACCCCGGTGGCTGGGTCGTAGTAGAACGTCTGCATCACGCCCGTGCGCGGTGCCTCGTGCGGCGCACCGTCCTCGCTCGAGAAGGTGCTGCCGTCCGCGTACTGCACGAGCCAGTCGATCACTGGATGTCGTTGTAGTTGGTGACGCGCACGCCGCTGAAGCCGCTTGCGGCGGGCCAGGCGGCAGCGACCCATAGGCCGTCGGTCAGCGAGCCCGCCGAGGTGAACTCCGCGTTGATCGTGCTGCCGGTGGCTCGGCCGAACGCGGCCATCATCCAGCTCAGGCCGTTGATCTCCTCCTGGCTTTCGTAGCCGCCCGTGAGGCCCGTCGGTTGGGCAAGCTCAAGGTCGCTGACCACGCAGCCAGCGAGCACGATGTCGCCAGAGCTGACGCTCAAGCTCGCATTGCCGATGTCGCCCGCCGTCACATCGGTGTCGGTCTGCAGCGTCGGCGGGGTCTGACTGCGGTTCTGCAGCTCAAGGATGGCGATGGCCGAGTGCGCATCGGTCGTGCTCCAGCTCACGCTGACCGTCGTGCCGGACATGCTGGCAACGGTGGACTCCAGCGCGTACCAGATGCTGATGGCGTTGTTCGTGCCCGTCTGCCGCGTACCGAGCAGCGTGAGGCTTTGCCCGCCGACGCTGACGGCGAGGGCAGTCGAGCCAGCACCGTTGTAGCCCTGCGGCACGATAGCGAGGACCACGCGGTTGCTGCCGGAGCTGATCGCGCGATAGAGGTCGCCTGTGTCGAGCGGGCTGTACTCGTCGAGGTTGCGCGTCAGGGTGACCCATTGCTTCACGTCGGTCGTCGCGGCGACGTAATTGCCAGTCAGCGTCTGAGGGAACGGCGTGCTCGCTCCCCACGTGGCTCCGGTGTCAGGAATGTCGAACCCACGCCAGACGCCGAGCCCGGACATGGGCTTGAAGACGAAGGCGACGTTGCCGTCATAGTTGCTGTCGTAGACCCACTCCTGCAGCGCCCTTGTGACATCCACCGACTTATCGTTGCCTGTCCCCATCGCCACGATATCTGTCGTCACCTTGCGATTGCTCAGCGTGCGCTGCGTCGGTCGGCTGGTGCCGCTCCACGCGTCCGAGCCGGTCGAGCCGACGGCCGCATGGGTGTCGAACGTGTCACCGGACGTTGTGTTCGCTTGGATGAAGTAGACGCCGAAGCCGATCGCGGCGTCTACGATCGTATCATCCGCGCTCGGGCCAATGGTCGTGAAGCGTAGGCCGGTCCACGTCTCGGTGTCGTCCTTGCCCGTGCTGTTGTGCGCGTCTCCCGTCTCCAGCGCGCCCGCGTACTCCTCCACGTCGTCGTTGTCGGTCGGGATCGTTTCGCTGATCGCGTCGTTCATCTTGACCGGATACTCGACCCCGGCCAGGGCCTCGGGGACGGGCGAGGTCACGCGGGTCTGCTCGTTCATGTCCCAGACGCGCCCCGTCCATTGCTTGCGGACGGTGATGCGCTGGCGACCGTCGGGCAGAAGCTCTAGCTGCGGCCCGCCGAAGTCGTCCACCTCGAGCCACCGCTGTCTCGGCCGGCCCGCCGCCCAGGCGGAACGGTCGGCGGTATCGAGGAGGTTCTCGCGGCACGCCCTGGCGTCTGGCTCGAACTTGAAGTTGTCTGCGATGTCGAAGCCCGTGTATTCCCAGGTCCAGTCGCGGGGCGCGTTGTCGCCGTACAGCCAGATGCCGTCGCGGACGGGGCCAGCGGTGAGCGCGAACCGGCGCACCGTGTTCGGGCCCACGGTGTAGTCGAGCAGGTTGGGCGCGGGCTGGTTTTCGTCGCCGGCCGACAGGTCGCCCTGGCCCGTCTCGTATAGGCGGCAGTCCATCACGGTGCCGTTGCGATGCACCATCTTCCAGGTGCTCGGTCCCGTGACGTAGACCTTCCGGGCGTCGGTCTCGCAGCTGTAGCCGTCGCCGTCGGCGTTCCACTTTAGGCGGCGCGTGCGAACCTCGCCCAGATCGTCAACGTAGTGGACCGGGGTGGTGGCTGTCTGGAACCCCGTCTTGCCGCCTGGCATGTCCCAGGTCTTGGTGTGCAGCTGCGGCTCGCCGCCGCGCTTCCTGTCTTCGGTGCGCTCGCGGAGCGCGCCTACCAGATCGTCAAGGATGCTGCCGTCGGGCTTCATCGGAGGTAGCTCAGCTCCCCGGCCCAGGCGTCGGGCGACACCTCGGCACGCACGGGTGAGCCCTCGACCAGCGCGTGTCGCTGGAAGCGGTTCAGCTCGGGCTTGACCGTCTGGCTCGCCACCATCGGGTCGATGGGCCAACCGCGCTGCGCGAGGCGGGTCCAATAGTGGTAACGCTTGAGCGACGAGGGGTCGAACAGGTGCTGCGCCCAGGCCAGGGTCTTCCGCTTGGTCGGTGCGCTGTCGTAGAAGCTGCACACGTTCAGGTAGTGCTCGGCCGGCCCTACGTTGTACTCCTGGCCCATGGCGGCCCAGCTTTGCCGGACCTCCTCGTAGTCGCGCAGCAGCACGAGCAGCGTGACCGTCTTCGGCATCACCCTGGGCCAGACAGGGCTCTCGATGTGGTGCTTGACCAGGCAGCCGTCGGGGAGGCCGCGAGCCAGCCAGTAGGACCAGCAGCCGGGGTTCTCGCACGCCCTACGCTTGACTCGCTTGCCACCGCCACGGTGCCGGTTCATGGCGAGCATTTCGTGGCGGCGACACGGGTCGCAGAACTCCAGCTCCACCAGCTCGCCGTCGTTGAACTGGTAGCCACCGGGACCAGCGTCCATGCCCCGGAACCGCTCGTACCGCTCAGGCGTGGCAACGGGCTGGAGGTCCGAGCTGGCCCGCACGGCCTTCATGGCCGCGTTGGTGAAGCTCCGCTGCGTGCCCGCGATGACGTAGATCATGCCCTCGGGATCTCCGCGACGTACAGGCTGTAATCGTTGTTCGCGTTCGTGCCGTTGGTGCTGTTGCGGCTCGTCCAGATCACGAGATGCCCGCTCGGGCTGATGTTCGCGAACGGCAGCGACCAGTAGCTGGCGGTGTTGTTGTTGCTGCCGGTGTGCGCGACCAGCCTGGCGTCTGAGCCGTCAGCGCGAATCATGCAGACCGCGAAGTGACCGAGCACGTAGGTCGCGTTGTTCCAGCCGCCGTCGTGCATACTGGCAGCGACATACCATTGATCTGTCCCCGATCCCTGGTTGGACCATGCGCCCGACAGGTGCGTTTCGAGGTCGTCGAAACACATCTTGTCCATCGTGTGCGTGGCGGCCCCTTGCCCGCTGCCCGTCGGGTCGATGCGGTGGTACCCACCGTTGTCCCAATCGGTGGACACAAAGTAGCCACGCAGGTTCGCGTTATGGGCAAACGCTTTGCCGCTATTGCTGCGAACAGCGGACAACGTGTCCTGCTCGATGTCCCAAATCTGAAAGTTGTACGTGGGGTAGTCGCTCTGCTGCGCGCAGGCGACGTATCGTCCGTTGCGCTCCATGCGCGGTTCGTTCAACGTGCAGGCGATTGTATCGGTGGCATTCGTGAACTGGTTCCAGTAGCCCGCGCCGCTGGTCGTGTGCCATACAAATACGCTGTCCGACGCCGAGCAGTTGAGCCAAGGCGAGCCCTGTGGGCTGGTCAGCGTATGCGGGAAGTTCGTGCCGCTTTCCGCGATGGAATCGCCCGCTGTATCGTAGCGCCTGAGCGAGCCCGACATAACGAAATATGCGATGCGCCTCGCGGTAGTTGCTGACCGTGCCGCCGATCTGGTAATCCACGAGCCATGTGCGCGTATCGTCGCCCTGCCAGATGGCGATCGTGAACATGTCACCGTTATCGCCCCAGGGATGCGAGATGTACGTGCCGCCGTCGGAATACATGCTGCCGAACCCCAGCCCGCCGCTGTAGGGCAACGTGTCGTCGGTCAGCTTCGTGACCAGCGCGCCCGACGTTGTGTCGGTGTAGCTATAGCCTGCGGCCTTGCTGCCGAGCGCGTGGTCCACGAACTGCGCCCACACCGGGTCGATCGGGTTGCCGGTCAGCATCGTCGGCAACTGCGTCGGGTCCGGGGCGCCCAAGCCGCTGGGTGTGTCCGTAGCGTCGTTGTACCACGTGGTGGTTGTGCGCGGCGACATGTCGGCCTGCAGGCTGCCCCAGCCCCAGCTGCCCAGCGCGACCAGGGCCACGCCGCCTAGGCCGTAGCGTAGGAGCGTGCGCCTGGCGATGTGCCTGGCCTCCTCGCGGAGGATGTCGGCAGCGGCGTCGCCTAGTGCCTGGAGGGTGTCCTCGCGCTTGCGGCGCAGGGCGAATACGGCCATGGCGATGGCGGCCAGAACCACCAGGGCGGCGGACACGTGGTCGCTCACGGTGCCTCCTCGAAGGTGTAGCCCCACCGCTCGATGTCCTCGCCGTAGACGGCGGCCACGATGCGCCTCGACTTGTCGGTGTAGTACGTGCTGTAGTGCCGCCTCGGCGTGGAGGCGTGGCCGCGCTGGCTTTCCCTGGCCCCGTGGTGGGTCACCGGCACCGGACGCCCCAGGGCGCCCGCGAGGAGCTCCACGTCGCGCCTGTCTTCGAAGCGGCCGACGAAGTTCGCGTGCCTCAGCCACGTGCTGCACGGCGCAGCGATCGGGATGCCATCCCACAGCGCGGCGATCATGCGCGCGCCTGCGCCCTCGAGTAGCCAGCCGTTGAACGTGACCTGCCCCTCCCGCGGCTCCTCCGGGTGCAGCAGGTGGAAGACGCTGACGAGCCGGTCCCAGGGGTTGCGGCAGAACCCGTAGGTCCACCGCTCCCCCCGAGACAGCTCGTGCCCTAGGTACTCAGGCGGGCCCAGCCTCCACGCAGACGTGAGGGTCGTGCCACCTGTCCTCGGGACATGCAGGAACCGGATGCCATCAGTCGACGACGGCAAGGCCGGGCCTGTCCGGGTCAGGCGTGTCGCGGAGACGCTGCAGGTGCGATTCGGACTTCCGCACCTGCGCCCTCGCGATCACGGTCTCGTCGATCAGCTGGTTGATCGTTTCGCGGAGTCGCCTTTCCACCATCTCGAGCGCCTGCTTCGCGCTCCGCAGGTCGTTCTCCGCGCCGTTGATCCGCGCCTCATGCAGCGTCCAGTTGTTCTTCTTGACGGTGCCGTCGATTGCCACGAGACCTCCTCTAGGCGTCGGCGGCCGTGATCGTGTAGGTGATGTCGATCGTGTCGGTCGCGGTCATCGCCTTCGACGCGCCGAACAGCGAGTAGCAGAACAGCGTGCCGCCGCCGGCGGTGTTCGCGATCGTGTTGAGCGCGGTACCGCCACCGACGATGCTCGCCCCGTAGAGCGTGACCGTCGTGTTCGCGGTGTACGTGGCCGGCGAGGCGTTCGTCAGCTGCTGCGAGCTGGCGCCGCCCTCGCCCCAGGTCTGCCGGATCGTCTCGGTCACGTCCGAGCCCGCGATCTCCGTATAGGTCGGAGTCGCGTAGGTCATTCCGGCGGCCGGCGTCGTGTTCGTCTTCACGGCCGCGATACGCCAGCTGGTGATCGCCGTCGCGCCGGACATGCCGGCGTCGAGGATGTAGTTGAGCCCCTGGTTCGTGACGAGGTTGTGGACCATCTCCTCGTCGACGAGGTCGCGGCCCTGACGCATCGCCTCCGATCGCCCGACCTCGTTGATCAGCTGGTCCCAGTGGCGGTTGCGCTTGTACAGCTTGACGCCGAAGACGCCGCCGCTGCGCGCGCGCAGCTCCTCCACCTTCTGGGGCGTGCTGAGGTCGAGCCCGAGCAGCATGGCGCGCTCGGCATTGTCGCGGATGAACTGCTCGGTGGTGTAGAGCATCTGTCTCGTTCCTGTGGTGAGGTACTTAGGGCTGATTTGCTACGAAGCGGATCTGCAGGTCGCTGTAGTCGGTGATCGCGTCCGCTTCCGCGCCCGACAGCGTGTCCGAGGTGGTCGTCTGCGAGTCTGGGATCGCGGTGTCGCTGTACGTGTTGATCAGCGTGCCCTGCGCGCCCTCGCTCACGTAGCCCTGCCTCAGCTCAACGGTGAGGTCGATCTGCGAGCCGCCGGCGGAGTCCTTCCCGCGACGCCAGCGCATGATGTGCCCGGTCGAGACCGCTGGGTCCTCCGGGTCCGACAGGTGGAACGCGCACGCGGCACTCGACGGCGCGCTCGGTGACTCGATGTAGGTCGCATCGTCGCCGGCACCGATCGAGCCCGGCGTGCCCGGCACGATGCCGTCGTAGAGGTTGACCGCCGACGCAGCCTCGTCGAGCCAGCTGCCGTCGGTGATGTCAGCGTTCGGGGTCGCGTACTGAGCCATCAGTCACCCCTCCGCCTGCGCGTGTCCGCGATGACCTTCGACTTGCCGAGGAGCTGCTTCGACACGACCCAGCGCCCGCCCTTGTGCCACTCGACGAGCTGCAGCCCGTGGTGGGGCGCCCATCGCATCCGGCCACCGCGCAGCCACGGCACGCTGAACCCGAGCCGCGGGGTGAGCGTGATGTGGTAGGGCCGCAGCGGCTTCGGGCCCCACTGCACGAGCGTGCGGACCTTCGCCATGCGCCAGCGGTTGAACGGCGCGCGTCCCCAGATCGCGAACACGACCACGACCACGACGAGCACGACGGCGGCCTCAACCATCAGACGATCCACCGGCCGCGCCCGGCGACCGTCTGGACCTGCCTCGAGCCACGGGTGAGGCGCCCGCGCCGGTACGCCTCCTTCTGGGCCGAGGCGAGGTTCTGCGTGATGGCGCTGCGCTGCTCCTGCCCGCCGCTGAACCACGCCTGGTTCATCGCGTAGTCCGCCGCGTAGGCCGGCACCAGCGGGCGGTCGTCGGCCCGCATCTCGATGTTGGTGCCGTCCGCCAGCGTGTCGAGCCGGCGGTAGTAGTACGGCAGCAGCGTCGTGGGCACCGCGGCGCCACGCGCGAAGTGGACATAGGCCAGGTCCGTTGCCGGCGTCGCGTCCCACTCGATCCAGTAGTAGTTGCCGATCGCACGGCGGCCGGTGTTCTCGGTGACCTCCATGCCCCACGGCAGGCCGGTCGAGTACCGCAGCCCCGACACGTACTGCTTCGGATCGGCCTCGAGCTGCAGAAAGTCAGCGGGCAGCGCCGCCTTCCTGTTCGGGTCCGAGCCGCTCACCGACAGGGCGCTTCCGATCGTGCGCCACTGCGAGCCCATCCCGATGCCGATCAGGAAGAGCTGGGCGCGCGCCGCCCCCACGTCGAGTGCCTCATAGGCTCCCTCGAGCGTGCTGTTATCGTGCTCAGTCATGTCCTCGTCGGTCGAGTCCGCGTTGACAAGACGAAAGAACGCGCGCAGGGCGGACGCCCTGTCGGTGAGCAGGCTCACGTTCCGTTACCCGGCCGGCTGCACGTAGTCGGGCGGCGGCGCCTCGTCATCGCCGAGCGCCTCACCGTCCGACATCGAGGCCATCAGCTCCGACTCGAGGTCCTCGCCGAGGATCTCCTGCTGCATGGCAGCGATCGCCTCCTCGGTCACGTCGATCTCGACCGAGTCTTCCGGCTCGTCGCCGAGGATCTGGCGCTTGATCACCTGAACTAGCTCGGCCGCGCTGATGCCTGCGGCGGACGACTCGCGGACGAACTCCTTGAAGAAGTTCGCCTCGGCCTCGCGCCGCTCGATCTCGGCCCGCTCTTCCGGGGTCATCTCGAAGTGGTAGACGCGCTTCACGTGCCTGCCGTTCATCTCCTGCAGCACGTAGCGGATCGTCTTGTACTTCACGTCCTTCACGAGGATCTGGTAGAGCGGCTCGCCGGACACGCTGCGCTTCCAGACCTCGTTGCCCTTCTCGTCGAGCTTCGGCCGGGCGGACGCCTTCGTGCCGGGGACGTCGAGCACCGTCTCGGTGTAGATGATCTTCTGGTCGTGGACCGAGCTTGCGTCGCGGAACACGCCCTCGACCTCAGCACCGCGCGGCGGCCGGAGCGGGACAGGCGGCAGGTTGCTCTGGTTGTTCATCACGTGCTCGTAATTCATTCCTCACCTCGCTGTAGGTCGATCCCGACCGGAAGGAACGGGATGTCTAGGGCCTGCCGTCGTCCGTCGCGGAACCGTGCGCCGGCGTCGTCGCGGCCCGACTCACGTCGCCGTTCTTGCACCTTCTCGTTGTCGGCGCGCGCCTTCGCTGCCGCGCCCTCGAGGGAGTCGAACTCGCCGCGCCCGGAGAGGATGTTGCCCTGGTCCAGCCGCGCGATCACGCCCTCCACGCCGAGGTCGTCCAGCTCGTAGGCGTAGTAGCCTGGCATGATCCTGTTGTCCGCCGGGTGCCGGCGTGCGCGCTCAGGCGCACGAGCGGCCCACTGCTCGGCCGTCCAGAACTCATGCAGCAGGACGGGCTCGCCATCGTCGGCCGACGCCTTGCGGGGGTCGCCAACGCGGTACTCGAGGATCACGGCCCAGCAATTCATCGGCGCCTGCAGCCACTTCAGCTTCGCGTGGCCGCCATGCGCGCGCGCCCACTTCTCGACGGCGTCAGCAAATGCCACAGGGACCGGACGGGTATGCTCCCGTCCGGCCCGCAGTGGGTTGGTCAGCGTCTTCAGCATCAGCCAGCCGGGCGCTCGGGCTCGTACTCGACGACGACCGTCAGGTCGCCAGGCCCGGCCGTGGCGGTCGCGGCCGTGACCGTGACCTCGAGCAGCTGGTCCTCTTCGAGCAGCAGGTTCGCGACCGTCGCCGTGAGCGACGCCGCGACACCAGCCAGCGCCGCCGCGCCCGTCGCGAAGTCGATGTTCGTCGCAGCCGACTGCAGCGTGACCGCGGTGCCTCCGCTCGTCGGACGCGCCTTGACCTCGGCCGTGAGCGTCGCCGCCGTCGGCGCCGACTGCCCGTAGAACCGGATGCCCTTGATCCGGCATCCGCGCCGGGTCGCGCCGACCGCGTAGGTCGCCGTCGTAACGGCGCCGGTCCCGAGCCCCACGACCCGCTGGATCGTCTGCTTCAGGCCGCCACCGAAGAACTCGTTTGCCGACATCGTGTCCTCACCTTGTTTAGGGCATCGCAGGGCCCTCGTGGCCCCGGCCTCCTCAACCGCTAGGGGTGGGGGCCGAAGCCCCCACCCCGTCCAGCCTCACTGCGTCACGCTGCCCTAGTAGTTCGGGGTCGGCGTGTAGTCGCTGGCGGTCACCGTCAGCGTGATGCCCGTCAGGGCACCGAACCGATTGCGGGACGGCGAGAAGCTGTTCCCGTAGTCACGGGCGTACCACTCCTTACCGTCGAAGTCCGCGATGCGCTGGTACATCGAGCCGTCCTCCTCGAAGTAGCCAGCCTCCACCAGAGAGACCGTGTACAGGTCCTCGGTGCAGTAGGCGTTCAGCACGTCGTGCAGCTGGAAGTCGTCGACCGCGATGTCGTAGTCGGCGATGCGCACGGCGGTGTAGCCACCCTCGAAGGTCTTGCCGAGGCTGGTCTGCTGCTGGAATCCCTCGAGCGTCCGGGCGAGCGTCGCGTAAACAGCGCCGCTAGACACGAGCGTGTGAGAGTCCGGGGTGACCGGGAAGGTCGACTTCGCTGCGAGTCTGCGCAGGAACTCGGTGACTTCCATGTGGTCGAACGTGCCGCTGGTGATGCGGAACGGCTTCCACCGCGGGAACGTGCCCTCGGCGATGTTGAAGACCGTCGTCAGGTTGCCATCGGGATCGATGATCTGCGCCTGACCGTTCCACCCGAGGTTGTTCTCGGACACGAAGTAGTCCGCCGTCGGATCGGAGGTCGTCGCCACGCAGACGATGTCGTTCGCCGCGACCGCGGCCGTCTGCTCCCAGTCCGCCGCCATCGTCACCGTGTTGGTGCTGTAGGCGATCGAACTCACGACACCGGCACCCTCGGCGGCACCGCCGTCGGTGGAGTGGTGCGTGAGGATCATGCCCTCGTCGAGCATGATCAGCGGGTCCATCCCGGTGTGGTTGTAGCCGTCCTTCCCGACCCAGACCGTCGCGCTCGTGCGAGACGAGACGAGGCACAGGATCGCGTCCACCCCGCCGATCGCGTGGCGGATCTTCATCAGGCGGAAGGCACCCCACATCTGGTCGAACAGCCGCTGACCGAGGTCACCGAAGCTGCCCGGCCCGACCTGGGCCTTCGCGCCGACGAAGTTGTCGATCGCCCTGCGGACGAACGCACGGCCAGGAGTCGTCTGCCAGTTGGCAGCGTCCTGATGGTTCGAGTCGGGCAGCTGCCCGTTCGTACCCATGGCGCCGTGCGGGCGCAGGAGGTCGATCGCGCCGTTCAGGGACTCACCGTCGTAGCGGTACATCCCCTCGGGTGCGTTCTGGTACATCTGGTTGGTGACAGACGACCAACGCACGCCAGGAATCACCTGGCCCACGAAAATCTCGTGGATCAGCCCGGTGATGTCGGTGGCGGCGTCGAGATTCGCCTGCTGTGACCCATAGGCCATGATGGCTTACCTCGCTGTTTACCGGCGAGGCGCGTACCTCTGCGCGATCTCTCGCGCCTGCGCCTGCCGTTCTCTGTGAGTCAGAGCCCTGGGCGCTGGGTCCTCGAGTTGCGGAGGCGGCGCTGCGGGCGTGGTCGATTGGTGGACCGGAGTGCGTCTCGAGGTCGGCGGCAGCGTGCTCCGGCGCTCTGCAGCCTGCTGGGCTGCGGCCTCGCGCTCTGCCTCGATCCTCTTCCGCTCCTCGGCCCTGATCCTCTCAACGCGGGCCTGCTCCTCCGCCTGACGTACACGCTGCACCTCGGCCTTCACTCGTGGGTCCGCGAAGTACCGCGGCTTCAACCACTCGTAGAACTCCTGCGGTGTCGGGGTCGTGACCTGCTGACCCGCCGCGACCATCCGGTCCTTCTCGGCCAGATACTCGCGGAAGTTCTGATCGACCCGCCACGGCTCGTCCTTCCAGATCCTCGCGACCTGGGCGGCCTCAGCCATGACCGTGTTGTACGCCTGGCGCGTAGCCATGCCCTCGCTGAACTCCCGACTCGCCTGGCCCTCCGCGCGAACGACGGCAAGCTCCTCTCTGGCCTTGAACGCCTCCTTGATCTGCGCGGTGATCTCCGGGCCGAAGCCTGGAGCCGCATCGATCTGTCGGAGGACTTCCTGCCAGGTCGGATCGTTGTCGATCGACGGTAGCTCACCAGACACCTTGCTGCGCGCCTGCTCGATTGCTCGCTGGCGCTCCAGCTCGGCCATCTGCTTCGAGACCTCTTTGTTCTGCATGGCGGCATTGATGCCAGCACGCGCCTCGATCTCGAACTCCTTGGCGGTGCGGAAGTACGTCTTTCCGCGGTCACGCCAGGGGTGGCCATCAGGGAGCGGGATGTCCACCATGCCTTCGGGGGTTGTCTGCGCTTGCCCCTGCGTGGTGGGTGCGGAGTCATCGACCACGTCCTGTGCGTCGGTGGTCCCACCGGCCGGCGCCGAAGCAGCGGCCGTCTCAGGCGCGAGCGGTGACTCCTCGCCGCCCTCGCCTTCCTTCGTGAACTGTCCGCCGCCAGGTGCGCCCGCTTCCTTGCGGGGCTGCTCGAGCGCGCGCTGACGCGCCGCCTCGGCGTGGTCCTGGCGTCGGTTCGCCATCCCCTCTGCGATCTCGCGGACGCGCTGTCTGCGGTCGTTGCGGGTCAGGCCCGTCTCTGGTGCGGCCGGCTGTAGGGTCTGGGACTCGACGGCCGGCTGCTCGGTAGCTGGTGCAGCAGCCGGAGGTGCCTCGACTACGGTCGCCCCGGTGTTCTGCTCGCTCATGCGATCCTCTGCTCAAACTGTTTGTCCGCGCTCACCATGCTGCTGGCCGACGCGGACCCGCCCTCGGGGGCGCGTGAGTTGTGCTGCGCGCCCTGCGTGCCGGCCGGCCGAGCCTGGGGGCCCGCCTGACCTGACATCTTGCCCTGCTCCTTCGCCTGCGCCTCGGCGCCGACCTGCTGGGTCTGCTGCTGCGAGGTCGCCATCTGCTGGCCCTGGAGCCACATGAAGTAGCGCATCTGCCGCTGCTGGGCGGCGTAGCGCGCGACAGGGTCTTCGGTCGTGTCCTGCGTGATGATCGACAGCACGTCGATGTTCGTCGCCATGTCGTCGTCCATCAGGACGTCCTCGCTCTGCGCGACCTCCATCTCGACGATCTGGCCGAGCTGCTGCGTCATCGGGTCGCCCATGCGCGGCTGCCACTTCGGCTCGCCGGTCATCGGGTCGACGAACTGGCCCTGCAGCTGCTGCGTGTACCGCTTCGCGGCCTGCCGGATCAGCTCGTTCACGACGCGCGGCCTGCGCTCGCGCACGTCCGCCGGGTCGTCGACCTCGTTGTAGAGCGACTGGTCGGGGAACGCCTTCTTGAACTGCCGCGTGGTCAGGACCGGCTCACCGAGCGGGTCGATCATCGGCAGCATGTTCATCAGCTGCTGGGCCTTCGCCTCCATCGAGGTGCCGAACCCGGACACGAGCCTGAACCGCGGCGGCGTCCGCGACATCATGGTCTTGTCCACGTAGGGCTGGACCATGTGCGCCAGCTCCTCGCCTACAGCCTCGAGCACCGACGGCACGTCCATGAAGTTCTTGCGGAGGCGCCACGCCAGCTGGGCCATGTCCTCCAGCTCTTCCTTCGTGCGCTGACCGATCGGGCCCATCAGCGAGTCGTCCGCCTGCTGCAGCGCGATGATCGCCTTGCCCGACTGGCCGCTCACCTCGCCACGCGACGGCGCCGTCCAGCCGGCCTTGCGGTACATCCGGTCGCGGATGTCCTGGGCCTCAGCGAACACGGTCGCGATGTGCGAGCCCGGAAACTCGAGCCACTGCAGGTCGACCTGGCCGGCACCGACCATCGCCTCCAGCTCGAAGTAGGTGTCGCCTTCGAAGCCGACCGTGTCCTCGTTGACCGCGCCGGAGCCACCGAGCTGCGGACGCGACGCGCGGCGCACGTATTCCTTCAGGATCGAGAGCCGTTGGTTCAGCTCAATCTGATCGTCGTCGATGTCGCCGATGTACGGCTTGCCGAGCACGTCATCGAAGCGGTGGTGCGAGTAGTGGATCGTCGAGGAGAACGTGCCGGCGGGCAGCGGCCCGCTCCACAGGTGGACCGGCCGGCCTGGCGCCCCCCGCGCCTCCTCTGGCCGCGTGACCGCGGCGCCCTGCAACGCGATGATGCACAGCGAGCCCTGCGGGTACTGCGGGTCGATGCCCGGCAGGATCTCGTCGTAGACCAGCGCGATCATTTCCTCGTGGCCACTCGAGGCGGTGATCTCCGAGTGACCGTGTCGGGCCCGCCCGAGCCGTGTCCACTTCCGAACGGCGCGCTGGAACGCCGACGCCGACGGTATCTTGTCTGATCCCTCGAGGTCAGGCCGCCCGAATAGGGCCCTGACGAGATCAGCCGGTAGCGTGCGGCCCCATGTCCGACGGTGTGACGACGCCCGTTTCGCGCCAGCGTTGAACACGAAATCGAACGGGTTGCCAACGAACGCATCGATGTGCCCTGGCATCTGGCCGGGCATCACTGCTTCGAACGAGTCGTCCTCGTCCTCTCGCCACATCTGGTGGACCGGGCAGAAGCCTGCGACCGCGGCGAGCATCTTCGCCTCGGCCATCAGGTAGTTCCACTTCTGGGTCGCCACCTCGTTGTTGATGATCGCCTGGTCGATGATCGCAGCGGCGCGACTCTCGCGGTCGGGCTTGAAGTCGACGACGAAGCGGTACGGCTGAGTCGTCAGGTGCGCCACGAAGTTGTCGAGGATCGGGCGCAGCTGGTTGTCCTGCGATGGACTGAAGCCGTTGAGCACCGGCATCATGCTCAGGCGTTGGCCGTCGACGATGTCGTACCACTGCGCGTCGCCTTCGCCGTCGACGTGCAGCATGTACTTCTCGGCGGTCAGGTGGCGGAGCCGGTAGGAGTCGAGGCCCTTCACGTGGAACTGATGCGTACGACGTGCGCGCGCCTCAAGATCGACCTGGCCCATGGCATCGGACTGGTCGCTCGCCGGGCTGGGAAGTCCGGGGGGTCGCTCGATCGGGATGATGTCCGCCACGGACCCAAATGTGTGGCGGGCGGAACGTCACATACTAGTCACTCGCAGGGGCACTGCCCTGCCGTGCTACCTCGGAGTAGTACAGCGCGATGACCGCCTCACGCTGCGGCAGAGGCGACCGCATCCGGTCGGCGACACGGCGCACGTGCGCACGCACGGTCCACACACTGATGCCGAGCGTGCGGGCCACGGTCTGGTACTGCAGCCCGTCCCTCGCGATCAGCTCGACGACTTCCAGCTCACGTGGCGTCAGCCTCATGTTGGCTCCTCGCCGGGCTCGCCCAGCTGTATGGTGAGGGCGCGCTGGATCTCCTCCCACGGCGCACCACGGCGGTGCATCTCCTCGACCTGCAGCCTGATCGCGTCCTCCGCGGCACGCGACGCGGTGCGCCCCATGAAGAGCCGCGAGACGTGCGGCGGGATCGTCACGTGCGGCGGAGGCGGTGGCGCCTGCTCACGCTTCGGCCGCGGCGCCTCCGGCAGCCGATGCTCGACGCGCTTGAGCCTGACCAGATCATCGAGGAGGCGATCGACTTGGCTGCGCAGCCGGTCGCGCTCCTCGATGGCCAGGTCGTAGGCACGCCTCGAGACGAGGGGCCACCTCGGCATCAGCCCTTCCGGTTCGTCCGGTACTTCGCGTGGACCCACGCCCACGTGATCAGGCAGCCCATGATCGCGCCCAGCGCCACGTACATCACCACACCGAACCCGATGTCGTTCACCGTCTCAACCACTTGCAGTGTGTCCATCGTTCACCTCCTCGTAGAGTTCACTTCATGCCACTCGTTCCACAGCTGGTCGAAGATGCGGTACTGCAGGCTCGCGAAGTCGCGCTTCCCGCTACTGAGGTCGTCGTACAGCACGTGCATTCCGTCCGGCGACACGCCGACCACGCGCCGCTGCTCCGGCCACGGCACGTCGATGAACGCGCACGCGGCGGCGGCCATGGCCATTCGCTTGAGAAAGCCTCGCCGGATCACTTCACGCCCTTCGTCCCGTGATGCAGCCGGGTGCCGCCCTTCACGATCGGACGCTGCGTCGACTGGATCACCGGCTCGACCGGCTTGCCGCACGTCGGGCAGCTGGTCAGCCGCGGGCCGTCCATCGACTCGAGGACGTCGACCTCGTGCCCGTCCTCGCAACGGTACGCACGTAGCGGGCTCATGCTCTCAGCGGTCTCCCGTCAGGGCTGACCAGCGCGGCCCCGGCGTGCATCGCCTCGTTCACCTTCGACTCCAGCACGTCCGCGAGAATCTCCAGGCTCACGATCGTGATCGGGATGGACGCCTTCAGGCCGACCTGCGCCAGGCCCTTCTGGCTCGGGTTGTCCTGCCTCTGCCCGTCGTAGACCGCCGTCACCTGCACCTGCGGCAGGCCCAGGTCGAGCAGACGCTGGGCCACCGCCATGCCCCTCGCCAGCAGCTCGTCCCCCGTGATCTGCTTCTGCAGCTCCTGCATGAACTGCTCCTGCGACAGCTCCTCCATACAGCGCCTCCACTCGTTGTAGGTCCCTGCGTGCCCTGCGTGCGCGCCACCAGCTGCGGAGCTCGATCCACCACCGCTTGAGCAGCCACGTATCGTGCAGCGCGATCCAGTATTCAATCTGGTCGAGCTTGTGCGCGATGGGGAGGATCTGCTGCTCCTGCCACAGCGCGAGGATCTTCACCACGTCTTCGCGCGTCGTGAGCTTGCCGGCGTAGAGCCGCCCGTCGTCCTCCTGCTGGATGAGCGTGCGCTCGAGACGCTTCCACTGGGCGCGCGACATCAGCGCCTGGAACTGCGCCTTCACCTCGTCGGGGAACCGCGGCCAGCGTACCGCGAGCGCGGCCCAGCCCGCTTCGGTCGTGGGTAGCTCGACGGGCGAGGTCACGGCGCGTCGCCCTCCCGCACCCGCGCCATGATGTCGGACGCGCGGAGGAAGAGGACCTTGCGACCGTCGACCTCGATCTCGACGCCCGAGAACTTGCCGTAGATCACCGTGTCGCCCACCGCCAGGTCGACCGGCCTGACCTTGCCACCGTCGACGGGCTTGCCAGGCCCCACCGCGATCACTTCGCCCATCGTCGGCTTCTGCTCGGAGATGTCGGGCAGGATCAGCGAGCCGAACTTCTTCTCGCCCTCCGCGACGAGCGGGGTCACGATCACGCGGTCTTCCATCGGGTCCAGAATCATGCGGCTGCTCCCTCACGTTTGAGTTTCTGCTGGACTGCCTTCTTCATGCGCTCGAAGCCGTCGTCGAAGTTCCTGTCCTTCGGCGCCTCGGGCACCTTGCCCTTCTTCGGCGGCCGGAAGTGGCTCATCACGAGGTAGCGCAGCGCAGCGATCAGGTCGGCGCCGTCAGCGGTGTCGTCGTCCGGGTCGTCGGTCTGCGCGCGGTCGGCGTCGTTCTTCGGCTTCGGCGTCGGGTAGCGCCACTGCCCGATCTCGAAGAGCAGCCGCGAGTCGGCCATCGGCTGGCCCTCGCTCGCTGCGTTCTGGCCGCGGTACCAGACCTTGCCATCCTCGGCGACGTCGCGCGAGATCAACAGCGTGCCCCGCTCGAGCATGTTGTTCAGCACCTTCGTGCCGGTCGCGCGCGCCTTCGACTCGCCACGCACCGCACGCACCCGGAACGGCGAGCCGATGCGCTGGAACTCGACGTTCAGCTCGTTGATGTCGGTCGGGTTCGCGCAGTCGCCCCACAGCCTCGTGTCGGGCGGCGCGCCCCAGTCGGTCAGGTGGTTGTGAATCCAGCGCGCGCGCACCGAGAGGTTCTGCTTCTGGCTGAAGTATTCCTTGACGATGTGCAGCCGGCCGGCGTGGTCGACCATCCCGTGGACCAGGCCGAACCGCCAGTACTGGAAGTCGAGCCCGCAGACGTGGGTCCAGCCCTTGCCACCGCGTGGGCTCGGCTCGTTCGCAGCGAGCGCCATCTCGCGGGTGAACGTCTCGAGGTTGCGGCCCGGATCGTAGGACGACAGCGCGAGGCCGGCAGGCTTCGCGAACTTGCCGAACAGCCGCGCGGCGAGCTCGGCGGGGTTGCCCGCGAACTGGCGCCGGACGAACTCGATCTGCTCCTCGCCGATCGATGGGTTGTCCATCAGGCCGGCGTGGCTGCACCACACGTCCGGGTCGGTGCCGCGCTGCCATGACAGGTACATGCGGAAGTACAGCCAGGTCAGCCCAAGCAGCGGTGTCGCGGTCGTGAGCGTGCGCCCACCGAACCGCACGAGCCGGAGCATCAGCTCGTTCCAGATCGCCTCGGGGTGCTCCTCGTCCATCCAGCAGAAGTGGACCTTCGCCGACTGGTAGCTCTTCCGGCCCTGCTGCACCGACTTGCCGACGATGCGACTGAGCGTGCCGTCGTCTGCGCGGACCACGATCGTGCGCCGGCCTGGCGTCGACTTGAACGGCTCCGGCGCGAGGATGATGCGCTCGGGCGGTATCCACGTGAGCAGCTCGGGGAGCAGGATGTTCTCCCACAGCTCCCAGGTCAGCGCGCTAGCCCAAATCAGCGCCGAGCCCTGGACCCTGATGTGCGGGTGGCGCTTGAGCGCGACCATCGCGCACTCCTGCGCGCCCTCGGTCGTCTTGCCGACCTGATTGCCCCAGAACAGGAAGCGGTGGCGGTGCGTGGCGCTGGCGAGGAACGCCTCGACCTGCTTCTCGTGCAGGCTGCCGGGCACCATCTCGCCGATGTAGCTGCCGTCGTACTCCCAGAGCGTGTCGGTGAAGCTCGGGTCGTGCAGCCGGCGCAGCGGGTCGATCGCGTCCTCCTTGCCGAGCCCGAGCACGCCACGCAGGCGCTGCCCGATCTGCCACTCGACGAGGGACTCGTGGTCGATCGCTGGGATCACAGCGCGCTCCCCACGTCGCCTGTCTTCTCCCACGCGCCCGTCGCCCAGTCGAGCGTCCACACAGCGCCGTCAGTCGTGACAAGCTCCAGCGCCTCACCGTCCCACCAGATTCGGCTCAACCAGCCGAGCGTCGCATCGGGGATAGCATGGAAGCTGACCCCATCCATCGGGTGCTTGATCGGCAGGTCGTGGATCTTGATGATCATTGGTCGCTCACCCGTCGTTCCTCTTCTGCGCGAGGATCGGCACCCAGGCCTCGGCGATCTTCTGACCGATGTCGGCGCCGTTGTCGAGCGGCAGCAGCACCTCGTTCGCGGCGGAGATCAGGTTGTCGACCAGCTCCTCGTCGTAGCCGACCTTCGGCGGCCCGAACCCGTACTTCGCCATCAGGTCGAGCGCCTTGGCGCGGTCGGACGGCGAGGGAGCGAGCTTCGCGACGTCCTTCGCGGTGAGGTCGCTCACGTACCCGCACTTCGGGCACTTCTCCCTGAACAGCGGGACGGTGCCGGTCGCGATGTCCTGCAGCACCTGCCTGTTCTCGTCGAACGAGCTACGCAGGTCGCGTCTGATCGCTGAGGTCGGACGGCCTGGGCCACCTGGGTCTCCGGGTGCGCCACCGCGGCGTATCGCTCCGCCGTGCGGTTGTGGCACTAGCTCGCCGGGCTTTCCACCGGGCTTTTTCGGTTCGCTCAAGTTCGCCGCAGGTGCTCGAGGCTGCTGTGGGTCACTCCGGCGAAGCTACACCGCGCTGCCTGGTGGGAGCAAGTTTCGCGTCGCGGCCAGCCGCCTGATCGCCTCGTCCGCCGTCTTCAACGGGAAGGTCGCCCGGTAGGAGTCCCCGGCCGGCCCAACCTCGCCTTCATCGTAGAAGCTCAACGTCAGCGTGGTCTCGAGTGTGTCGTGCGGGTACAGCACCTTCGTGCCGCCCGCGTAGCCGCGCTCGCGCCACTCGCTTGTCACGCGCATGATCGCATCGTCGGCGACGTCGGCCGGCTTCCTGCTGCCCCAGTCGACGCGGTACCTGACACCGGACGCTCGGCAATACTCCTCGGCCTCGATCGTCAGGGTGAACAGCAGATCGTTGCCCACACGATTGGCCTGCACCATTGGGATGATGCCGACCCCGAGCACGCCGTCTGGCCCGTAGACCTGCAGGATCAGGCACGGCTCGTCAACGTCGTCCCACCAGCTACCGGCCGGCATCGCCGCGACGACGACCAGCCCCAGCGATCGGCGCAGGAACTCGGCGCGGTCGATGTCGCTCATGGCTCCTCCTCGTCGTCTATGCCGTCGTCTGTGGTGAGGAGATGTGATCGATCCTTGATGGCATGCGGGACGGCACTGGCGGCTTCTACTTCCGCTTCGAGGCCAGCGATGTATGCCGCCCACCGATCGAAGTAGCACGACACCCCTTCGTAGCCCTTGGCCTCTGCGTCGCGATAGTCATGCTCTAGGCGACCCCTCAGCTCGCTCCATCTGCTCTGTCCTGTGCTCATGGCTCTACTCCTTCTCTCAGGTGGCGAGCGGCGCGTAGTAAATCGTGCTCGCCCACAGCTACTATCGTCTCGCCGTGCCGTGTCCGCACCCATTCCTCCAACGCCTGCGCCAACACCTCCCGTGCGGCGTCCAGGGTGTAGAGCGGGACGACAGAGTAGCCCTTGCGCTTGCGAACTTCCTCGCGCCACTCCTCGACCGTTGTCCCGCTCACCGCTGCCAGCAATACCCTACCGTCCGGTATCTGCCAGCCCCACGCGGTCGGCTCCACCTTGCTCATGGCTCTACCCTCCAGGCCTCCGGGTCCGCGTTCGCGATGCACTCACGCACCGTCGCGTCGCTGAGCCCGAACATCCGCGCAGCGATCTGCTCCCACTGCTCTGTGCGCGCCTCCGCGATGTGGGCGCGCTCGACGGCCATGGCGAGCTGGTCCCGCAGGTCGTCGTTGCGCTGGCCGAGCACGTTGATGATCACCACGAAGATCGCGCAGAATGCGATCACGGCGGCAGCGGCCAGCGCCTCGCCCAGGTGGTCGTCGCTCATGCGTCGTTCCCCCTCATCTCGCTCAGGACCACCCCGAGCATCGACGTCAGGATCGCTTCGTCGACCTTGGCCTCGCCGCCATACGCGACCCACGCCTCCTCGGCCCACTTGCGGACGTCTTCCTTCACCGTGTCCCTGTGGATCGGCGGGAGGTGCCCCTCGCCGATACGGATGATCGCGTAGGTCAGGCCGGCGCAGAACTGCGCCTTCGCCATCCCGTGTACCGCCGCCAACATCTCCTTCGTGTCCGGGTCCATCGGAACCTCCTGGGTTGGGCGGGAGCCCCCGGAGGGGCCCCCGCTGTTCGTCACGCCGCGTTCTCCGCGGGGTGCTTCTTCCGCCTGCTGCCCTTCGCGCTGAGCAGCTGCTCGGTGTACGCCTCGCCCAACGCGCGCAGCTGCTCCTCGCTGAACTCGCTGAGCGGCACAGACGAGCCGCGCTTCTGGCCCGGCAGCTTCACGCGCAGGAAGCTCGGCACGGCCGGGACCTCGATCTCCACCTCGAACTTTGCCACAGTCCCTCCTAGTTGCTGAGGCCGACGATCGGAACGCCAGCCTGCTGGTGTCTGACCCGGTCGTGGATTACGCCGAGTCGCTTCGTGGGTGGCGGATCGTCTGGCTGACGTTTCCGCATCACCCGCTTCTTGTGATCCCACACGGCGCGCTTCGCGAGCGGGTCGGTGACCACACGCATCACGGCGCCACAGATCGGGCACGGGCCGTCCTGCAGCTGGTTCCAGTCCGCCGTCTCCGCGACGCGCCTGTCGCCGTAGCTCTCGCTCTCGAGTCGCCTGATGATCACGAGCAGCTGTCCGGGCTTCGGGAAGAACTGGCGCTCGGATCGCATGTACTCGACCACAGCCTCTTCGAGGTGCCGCGGGTCGACCTCGCCCAGCGCACGCCGCCACGTGGCCACCATGTCGTCGCGATCGCCGTCGGGCCGCTTGTAGACGCTCGCCAGGTCCTTCAGCGCGCGCCGCACGTCTAGGTCTGTCACCATGTCTCACCCCCGTCGTCTTTCTGCTCCTCGATCACGCTCTCGAGTATCCGGCGGAAGAGCCGCCCGTTGTACGCCTTCTCCTCGGCGACCAGCCGCGTGACCGCGATCGTGAGGCACTGGTCGCGGTTCACGCCGTTCGCCTTGCGCCAGACGGCCGCGTCGGTGCCCTCCTGCCCGTCCCAGCCGTAGAGCCCCCGGATCGCCTTTACGGCCATAGTGCTCAACCTGGCCCATGGGTCGTGCGCGTCGTGCGGCTCGTCGTTCCCATCTCCCTGATCGTTGATAGTAGATCGTAGATCGTAGATATGGGTCGACGATCCTTCGTCGACGCTTCGACGATCTTTCGTCGAATGCTCAGAAATCGGGTCCAGGCAAGCACTTAGGTTGGGCCTGTCGATCTTCTGGTGGCTCCAGTTGACGATTTGGATCACCGCCTGGCCTGAGCGTGTCTTGCCGCGCTTGATGACCCCGATGCGCGAAAGCTCGTCGAGGCTTCGTCGACACGTCGTCGAATCGTCGTAAGGGAAGAGCAGGCCGTCGATTAGACGAACGGAATCGATCAGGCGGCCGGCGTCGTCGGCCTGCGAGATGAGCCCGAGGAACACGAGACGTGTCAGCGGGTCGAGCGGGCCCAGCTTCTCGTCAGCCCAGAACTCGGGCTTGATGGTGCGGATGCGGGCCATGACTAAAGCCCCCCCGAACGGTCCCGGTTGGACCCAGAGGCGCACGGAGGCAGCGACTGACCGGAGTTGTCGGGGGGGCTATAGAATCGTCTCATGGTGCTACCTCCGTTTCGTGTTCTGGGTCCGGGTCGATCTTACTTCCACCACTCACGCCGGGCAAGTCTGTCGCGACGCATCGCCCACGCGCTGCCGAAGATGGTGACGAGCAGCGAGGCGACGAGGAGGAGCGCGGCCACGATCACGCGCAGCCTGTCGCTCACGCCTGCCCGCCCTCGATCAGCTTGCCACACGCCAGGCACGCCCACCGCCTGCCGTACTTCCGCTCCGGCCTGGGCCGCGGGCAGCCGCATCGTTGCGACGCGAGATGCTCCTGCCGCTCGGCCTCGCGCTTGCGGCGCTTGAACTCGGCGATCTCCTCCGACATGTGACTCTCGTGCCACCTACCGCCCATGGTCCACCTCCTCGAGTGTTAGCTCCAGCCCACGATCCTTCCGGTCGATCTCCTGCGTGACGGCCGCGAGGCGCACGTTCTTCGCCCGGTCATCGACGATGTAGCCTCTCGTCCGCAGCCAGTCCAGCGCGTGTTTCAGCCTTGCCCGCAGGTTGTCGGCGTCCATCTCGTTCCACAGCCGGAAGTGCGCCGTGATCTCGACGCTCTCGAACGGCTGCGGCGGCGGCGGCGGCAAGAGCCTGAACAGCTGGCGGTCGTCGCAGTCGCCGAAGAAGTTCTGCCGCCGCCGGTTCCGCACAGCCCAGTGACCGCGCTCGTTGCCGATGTCCGGCGGCACGGGCAACAGCAGCCTCACGTCGTCAGTCTCCGCGTCGAAAAGAAGCCGGCCAGCTCGGGCTCGCGCTCCATGAGCAGCCGAGCGTACCTGCTCCGGTAGTTGTTGTTCAGCTTGAAGTCCTCTGTCTCGTCCGGCAGCCCCTCGATGATGCGGTTCCACCGCAGCACCTCGAAGAGCATCCCGATCCCCAGCCGCGTGCGCCCGCGCGCCCTGGCCCGAAAACACATGGACCGAAGCTCGTCGTATACCTCCGGGTGGCGCTGGTGAAACCGCCAGAACTGCCGGTCGATCGGCCCCCTGGGCACCGGAAGGAACTCGAACTCGTAGTTCATGTCGCCGCCTCCAATTCGCGCTTGAGGTAGGTCCACATCGAGCGGGTGTCCTGCCACCTGCCCGCGACCACGTCGTCGACCATCTGGTCGTAGTCGGCAAGGTCGATGATTCCGAGGCCGAGCGACTTCCGGGCGATGTCGCAGAAGCTGGTCACCTCCTCGAGCGTCATCGCCTGCGGGTCCGGCTCCTTGCCCTGGATCAGGCTCGCGACCAGCTGCGAGCGGAGGTTGCCGTCGATCCGGCCCTCCGGTCCGTAGGCCTTGAGGATCTCCCATCCACGCTCCAGGCCCTTGCAGAACTGCTCCAGCCCGACGTCGAGCGCGTCCATGAACTCCTCGTCGCGCATGTAGCGCCGGAGCACCGGCGGGAACGCCGGGTTGTACGCGAGCACGTCCCACCACTTCGCGCCCGTGACCCAGATGTTGCCCTGGACCTGCGTGTCCTTCGCGATCTCGTCGTCGCTGCCCAGCAGGTTCACGTGATGCGACGCGCCCCGACACTGGATCTCGAGGCCGCCCTCGTCGCCGACCAGCGCGTCCGGGCTCGCGCCCACGGTGCCGTCGTCGATCGTGCAGAAGCCCACCCGCCGCACGTCGACCTCGCGCACCGCCTCGTAGTAGGCGACCGCCTCCTCCTCTAGCTCCGTACCGCGCGCCGTGAACGAGGCGTACATGTCGGCCGAGCCGAGCGCGTTCTCCCACTTGCTCATCGGGTCGACCGGGTGGATCGGCTGACCCAGCCACCGCTCCGCGAGCAACTCGTTCGCGTAGCCGCCAGCAGCCGCGGAGAGCTTCCGCTGCTTCGGTGTGATGATGCGGTGGAACTGCGAGGCCGTCGGCTTGCCCAGCCTGATCGCGATCCACTCGGGCGAGCCCTGCGCCATCTCGTGGATGATCATGCGGACTCCTTCTTCGCCTGAAGCTCGGCGAGCGCCACGTCGAAGCGCGTGGCCGGTAGCTCCTGAATCACGTCCACCCCGAGCTTCTTCAGCCACCACGTGATCCACTTCGGGCTCGCGTCGATCTCGTGGAGTAGCTGCACCAGCTGCGCCTTCTGCTCCTCGCTGATCGGCTCCGACGAGGCCACCATGCCGTCGACGTCGTCGTCCGCGGTCGTGAGCCCGAGCGCCATGATCAGCGCCGCGCGTCGGCCGTAGCTCTGCGTCGCGATCGCACGCTGGGCGTCGTTCATCTGCGGGTTCGCGCCCGAGCCCTTCGGCAGCCGCGTGCTCGCCGGCCGCTTCGCGCCTAGCTCGTGGTGGATGATGCACTCGTACTCGACGTCGCCGTCGGGCGATGGCCGCTCGTTCCACGAGTAGCTGAGCCCACACTCGGCGAGCAGCGGCCGGATGTGCGTCGCGATCGTGTCGAGCTTCGCGAAGCTGTACTTCACCTTCGCCCCGCCCTTCGTCACGTAGTCGACCACGCTCGTCTTCGGGATCGGGGTCAGCCGCCGGTGGAACTCGGCGAGCGCGGCGTTCATCGCCTGCTCGGCCTGGATCGTCATCATCCGCTCCTGCAGCGCGACGAGCCGCTCGAGCGACTCGACCCCGTCCGCGCCCTGCTCCAGCGCCAGCTCCATCAGCCTGCCGACGTCTGGCGTCGCCATCGCGACCTGCCGCTGTCCTGCCACCTCCACTGCGTTGCCACCGATCTCGATCTGGTCGGCGTCGTGCATGGGGTACCCCCTCGTTGTGGGCTCAGTAGGCGAGCCCGTTCTCGTAGTCCATCCAAGCCTCCTGGGTCAGGCCGGCCGCCTCGTCGAGCGTCTCGACCGTGACGCCGCCGACCCGGAACACGTGCTCGCGCTCGAACAGCTGACGCTGGCGCGAGCCCCTCGATCCCATCTGATCATGGTGCCGCCAGCAGGCCGGGACGGTGCGCGTGTAGTCGGCCTTGTAGCCGACGCCACCGACCTCGGTGTGGCAGCACTCGATCACCTTCGCCGAGCCTGGCCGGTGGTCGGTCGTCTTGCAGCCGACCACCACACAGGGCTGGCGCCAGAGCCACTCGAGTCGTCCGGGTGGCCCGTAGATCCGGCAAAACTCTTCAGGCTTCCTGGGGGACACGCTTCTGCGCGAGCGAGCGCCGCATCAGCCTGCGCACGTATTCGGCGGCGCTGATCCCCTCCTCGTCGGCCAGCACCTTCACGTCTTCCCAGTCAGCCTCGTCCATCCACATCACGACCTTCTTGAGTTTCGGCCTCGGCATGTCGTCTCCTTGCGCGGGTATAGCCACATGTCAATATGGGGGACTTGACCCCCCAGGTCAATTTGTCTATACATTAATGGCGACACGGACCCCACGCCCCAGGAGGCACAATGAGCACGACCCGCGAGATCAGGTTCCAGCTGGAGTCCTTCGATTCGGCCAGCAAGTCTTGGGTCGACGCGCCCAGGGTGGAGGACTGACCGATGAGCGACATGACCCCAGGGCCGAGCGCCAAGAACGGCCCATGGCTATGCGAAGGAACTAGGGCCCTAGTGCGTCGCGGCACGAACAGCAGGGTGACGTGCCCGAAGTGTGGGCGGCGCCTTAGTGCGACGACATCCCCAGTACGACGGGGCCGGCGCGTATTGCTCCGCGTCCCCGAGCATGGGAGGGCTGACCGATGACTGACCGCACCGACGAGGTCCGCGAGTTCCGCCGGCTGGTGGGGCGCCTGATCTTCGGCGCCACCTTCCTGAAGCGCGACGGCTCGCTCCGCTCCGGCTCGTTCCGGCTCGGCGTCCAGAAGGACCTCACGGGCGCCGGGTCCGCCTACGACCGCGAGTCCCGCGGCAACGTGACCGTCTTCGACATGAACAAGCAGGCCTACCGCACGATCCGCCTGGACGCGCTCCAGTCGCTGACCGTGCGCGGGCACACCGTCGACGTCAATACAGAGGTATTGACATCCCAGGGCGGATCGGCGAGAATAGGGGGCGACACGGACCCCGCGCCACAGGAGGCACCATGAGCATCACGACCAGAACCCGCCGCGACCTCGCCAGCTTCGCAGTCCTGCTGGAGCGGTTCCGCCCGCGCGAAGTGACCGCGCTGCGCATCGCCGAGGAGGCCGCCAACGTCCTCTCCGTCCACAGGCTCACCGCCTTCAGCGACGAGGATGTCGCGTGGGCGGCGGACGAAGTCGCTCGCATCCGGCGTCACCGCCATGGGATCACGCGCGCTGAAGCGGACGCGCAGCGGGAGATGGTCCGATGACGCTGCACACCGAGGTCGTCACGAGCCTGAAGCGCGCCCGGACCAAGATCCGCCGGCAGCGTGTGACCGTCCCCTGCCGGGTCACCTGCCACCGCTGCGGCGGGGCGGGTGGCGCAGAGAAGTGGCGCCACACGGGCTACACCTGCTTCCAGTGTGGGGGCGCGGGCGGCTGGCCGGGCACGAAGCGCGACTACCGCGACGCCGGCCTGCGCGAGCAGGACGACGCCATCACCGACATGATCGACCACGTCGAGGGCGAGGCCCGCTACCTGCGCTGGCTCGCCGACGCGCCGGCCCGCGCCGCCAGGCAGCAGTACCTGGCCGACTGGGATGCGGCCGTCGCCGAGGATCGCGAGCGTCGGTGGCTGGGCCAGCGGTGGCTCGGCACCGTCGGCGCCAAGCTGGAGGTCACCGGGACCGTCACAACGGCCCTGAGCATCGCGACCCAATTCGGGAACACCATGCTGGTCGTGGTCGAGACCGACGACGGCTCGCTGGTGAAGACGTTCGGCTCCGGCCGGACGCTGTGGGGTGCCGAGCGCGGGCAGCACGTCCGCATCTCCGGCACCGTGAAGGCGCACGAGACCTACGACGGCAACAAGCAGACGGCGCTCAGCCGCTGCAAAATCGAGGAGGCAGCATGAGGCCGCTCTACAAGATCGCGGAGGAGATCCGCGCCGACTGGACGAAGCCCTACTTCGGGGCCGTCCCCTATCTCGAGGCCATGGAGTCGATGGGCGACGTGTCGGAGAACTTCGGCTTCGACTCCGGCCAGAGCATCGTGCTCTACTTCCTGTCCAACGCCAACACGTGGAGGGGCGAGGTCGCCCGCCGCGTGAAGGCCGAACTGAGGGGGATGGTCCGATGAGCCGCACGACCAAGAGGCACGTCGAGAACCTGGCCCGCACGCTCGGGCTCGCGTTCGACACGTGGTCGCCCGGCGATGGCGCGACCCGGTACCGCTTCGGGCTGCCGGGCGAGCCCGACGACTACTTCGCGATGCACGCACTGTTCACGTGCCTCGGCCCCAAGGAGGCCTTCGCATTCCTGCGCGGCTGGGCCGTGTGCTGGACCTTCGCAGGGTCCGAGGAGGAGGCATGAGGCTCGCACCATGGGACAAGGAGCGCCGCACGCCGCCGATGGACGAGCGGCCTAGGTGCGCCGGCTGCGGCAAGAGGATGCGGCCACAAGTCCACCACACATTCCACCCGGAGCAGAAGGAGCGCGTGCGCTACTGGACGGGCCGCTACGACGGCTATGGCGCGTTCTGCACGCTGACATGCGCGACCCACTGGGCGAACGGCACCGTCCGCCGCGCCGAGGCCGGCGAGACCCGGCTGCGCTACTGGAGACCGAACACACACAGCCCCAGACACAGGGGGACGGCATGAGCGACATCGACGTGCGGGTGACCGACAACGGCACGACGTTCAGCTTCGAGCCCGTGAGCGCGGAGGCGCAGGAGTGGTTCGAGGAGAACGTCGAGTCCGAGGAGTGGCAGTGGCTCGGCCGGACGCTGGTCGTCGACCATCGCCTGGCTGGGCCGCTCGCGGAGGGAATCATGGGGTCCGGCCTCATCGTCGAGGGCGAGCGCGAGAACTGCCCGTGGTGCGAGGGCGAGGACAGCGCGTGCGTGGTATGCGACGGGCTGGGCTACGTGGTGGGGGACTGACCGATGAAGAAAGTCAGGAAGCTCGGTATTGACCAGCAGACGGCGCTGGCCTCGCTATTCATGCACGCCAAGCACGAGTGGCATGAGCGGGCCGGGGTGGTCGTCGGAACGCAGAGCCGCACCGACCGGGTGATGCGGTCGCTGCTCCCATATGGGCTGGTCGAGATGACGCATGACAACTGGATGGGCTCCGGTTACGGCCGCTTCGTTCTGACCGAGCTTGGGGAGCAGTTCGTGCCGGAGTGGGCAAAGGCTCAGGCGAGGCACGCCAGCTCGACAAAGGAGAGCGCGGCATGAGCATCTTCGGATGGGACTACCCGCCGGGCGTGACCGGCTCGGAGCCCGAGATCGCGGGCTACCCGGAGTGGGAGTGCCCGACCTGCGGCGGCAGCGGCGAGGTCGAGCGTACGATCGGCGGCGACGGCTACGGAGGCAGGTGCGCCGGCACGATGGACGTGCCGTGCGTCTGCTCCGAGTGCGACGGTAGCGGGACCGTCGACTACGACCCGCAGGAGGAGCCCGAATACGACAACATGGCGGCCATCGATGCCGCCTACGAACAGGGGAGGAGCGGCGATGCCTAGGTACAACAAGACAGCGGCGAGGGACTCGGCACGGGCCTGGAACAGACTCGAGGAGATCCGCAACGCGATGGGCCCGTCGACGGCCACAGACAACCGGCTGGCAGAGCACATCGGTTACAGCAGCGGCGCGGCCCTGCGCTGGGCGCTCAAGAAGCGCAGCGGGCTGCCCGCCGCCAAGCGCGAGCGCGTCTTCGCGCTGTCGGCCGGCACCACGCTGTTCGACCCGCCGCCTACCGTCAACGGCACCAAGCCCGCGGCAGCGCGTGACGTGACCACCGCCTGGTCGGAGTTCCAAGCCGCTGCCCTGATGACCCACCAGCAGCTGGCCATCGTCATCGGCTCGACGCCAGAGCCGCTCCTCAACCCCGCGGTGCTCCGGTGGCGCGAGGCGCTGGCCGAGATGGCCGGCGTGAACGACGCATGAGGCTCGCGATCGCGGGGGGGCCGAGGTGCGGCAAGACGACGGCGGCCCGCAAGATCGGGGGCGCGGTCTACTCGACCGACGACCTGATCGACCTCGGCTGGAGCGAGGCGTCGGAGGCTGCGAGCGAGTGGTTCGACCTCGACGCGCCGTCGTTCGTCGTCGAGGGCGTGGCGGTGCCGCGTGCGCTCAGGAAGTGGCTGGCGCGGAACCCGGACGGGCGCCCATGCGATCAGGTCCGGTGGATGGGCGACCCGTTCGAGCGACTCACGCGCGGCCAGGCCGTGATGTTCAGCGGCTGCTCGACCGTCATGCGGGAGATCGTGCCTGAGTTGCGACGGCGCGGCGTGGACGTCACGGGGTGGCGCGAATGAGCCCCGTGCGGTGGGACGACGAGCCGCCCCAGAAGGTAGAACTGCGCTGGCAGGGCTGGCAGCCGTTCGCGATCGGCGCGTTCCTCGCCATCACGCTGTTCTGGCTGCCGCTGATCGTGTTCGTGGTGCAGGTCTGGAAGAAGATGCGGTGAACACCTAGCTCACAAGGAGCGTCCAGCTGAGGTGCCGCAGCCCTCGGCTCCCGACGACGCGGGGGGTCCGCATTGGCGTCGGGAGCCGGGGGTCATCTACATGCAGCTGCGCAGACGAGGCCACCAAGTGCGGCCCCCTTCCAGAGCCATCCGACTCGCTTCTGGTGCCTGACCTCCCGGCCAAGCGCATCCCGCGCCTCGGTGACCTCGTCGAGCGCAACGCGCAGCTGTCCGATCTCGCCCTCGGCCGCCCGGAGCGCGCCCTCGAGTGCGGTGATCTGGGGCCGCAGGACGGCCTCAGCTGCACGACGGCCCTCGTCCCTGCCCTGCTCCAGCGCCGCGGCCACCTGCTCGTCCCTGGCGGCCACGTAGTCGTTGAACGCCGCCGCTGTAGCCGAGTCGGCGGTCGCGAGCACCTGCTCAGCTGCCGTCTCCGCCGCCAGAACGGCCCGCTGGGCTCTTTGGTTGGCCTGGGCGAGCCGCTGGGCCCAGACGACCGTAGAGTCCGCCCACGCGGCCTCTGCTGCCTCCGCAAGCTCCAGGGCGGCATCACGCTGCCCCTGGTAGACCGCGGCCGAGTCGATCGCGACCTGGGCCGCCACGTCGCGCTCTGCTGCGAACCGCTCGGCCTCTGTCCGGTTGAACGCCTCGCGCGCCCACGCCCCGAACAGGAGCACGAACGCGAGCGTCACGCCGGCGGTCTTCGTGTTGAAGCTGTTCATTCTGTCGCCCTCCCGTCCCAGCGGATGAAGCAGACCGGGTACTTGTTCGTCTGCCTGGTCTTCAGAAAGACGCCCTCGCCCTCACCCTCTCCGCTCGTGTTGCCCTCGACCGACATGAACATCCCACCACCGCGCGGTGGCATGGCCACGATGCCCATGTGGTTCCACGTCTCGGAGCCGCTGAACTTGAAGAGCACGAGGTCGCCGGGCTCCACGTCCGCGAGCGGGATGACCGACCCCTCGAGCGCGTCGTAGTACGACTGGACGAGCGCCTCGTCGCGGACCTCGTCGAGCGGGTTGGTGCGCCCGAGCCCGGCAGCGGCCACGTCCGATACGTACTGGACGAACGCAGCACACCACGCCAGGCCCTCGGAGACGCCCGCGTTCTTCAGGTACGCCCGCACGCGGGGCCCGCGGTTGTCGCCCCCCTCCTCGTGGACGCCGTGGTCCGACTCGGCGAGGGCGACCCCGAGTGTGACGGCCTGTATCACGCGGGACTATCCTGCGGCACGGTGTCGGGCGGGATCTCCTGCAGGTTGTTGCAGCCCTCGATCACGTACCTGACATCGTTCACGGTGATCGTGTCGTTCTGCGTGTTGCAGTCGAGCTCGGGGAGCTGGCAGGCGGTCATAGAGGCGACCGCCGCGAACAGCATGGCTGCGCTACTGGCAGCGAGGAGTCTGGTAAACACGGAGCGTATCTCCATCGGGTGAGAAGATGACTGAGTCGATCGGGTTGCAGAGCGTCACGTCGAACGGACCAAGATCGGCGCACGCAGCCGCAGCCGCGATCCCGCCTACCGCCACGAGTACCACGAGCAGGCGCCTCATCGGTGGTGCCCCGGCGGGAAGTGGTGGTGCTCTCCGGCATCGACCGGGGCCGCCTCGATCACGTTGATCGTGCTCGGGCTCTCGACCGCGATCGTGCTGCCGAAGCTCTTCTTGTTGAACAGGTAGAGCGCCGCGAGACCGAGTCCGAGCCACGGCCAGTTGCGCTTCACCGGGTCCAGCCATGAGGGGCTGGGCGCGACGGCCTGGTCGAGCGCCGCCTGCGCCATCGTCACGTCGATCACGACGACCGTCGTGTCCGCGTTGTTGTGCGTGATGTCGACCTGCGCCGGAGGCGAGGCGACGGTGACCTGCGCCTGCTGCTGGGCGGCCAGCGGGGAGGCGACGAGGAGGAGAACGAGCGCGAGGAGTCTCATTGCGGCACCAGTCCTTTTAGGCTGTTGATGATGGAAGTCGCCGCGACCCCGATAGGGCCGAGCTTCTCCGGCCGGAAGAGCGCGACGACGGTGAACAGAACGATAGCCAGCGCGGCGACCTTCCACCCGTCCCATCGGTCAAGGTTCATCCTGTGCCCCCTTCGTCGGCAGCTTCGGCAACCACTGGATGACGGCCGGGATGAGCGGCGACTGCGGGTGCGCCGCGACGAGCGCGAACAGCGCGCCGATCGCGCCGACGATCTGCGGCAGCCCGTCCATGAAGACCATCAGCGGGACCGCGATGACCGCCGTGCCGCTGATCGCCCACGCGCGGCCGTTGCTGACCGCCTGCCGGAACACCCGGCCCCAATTGTCGCGGGTCCTGCTAGTCACGGCTCGCTCCTCCCTCGATCCTGTCGAGGCGTGTCTCGTGGTTCGTCAGGCGGCGCTCGTAGTCGACCTGCCGCTGCTGTACGCGGGTCATCTCCAGCTGAAGCTCGCGCCCCTCCTGGCCGGTGAACCGTGTATTCTTGATCTCCCGCACGTCAGCTTGCAAGGCAATCAGCAACGAGAACGCGGCCACGATCGCGATCACGGTCACGCCGCCGATCACCTTCGTCCAAAAAGGGCTGACGCTCAGCCCCCCCGGTGGCGGGCCGTCGCCGCCACCATGGTGCTCCCTCATCTCCTCCGCCAGCGCCTTCAGCTGGGCCTCGAGATGCAGGGCCACTGCTAGGACCGGGTCGTCACCCGCGTCCGACCGGATGGACCTCTGTGGATTCATCCGACCGCCTCCTTGGGTTCTTCGGTGTGAAGTAGCGGGCAATCGCTCGGGGCCGTGCCGTTGTACAGGCACGGCTTGCCGGACAACGCGCAGCGAGAGTGCAGACGGTGGTCGCACACCTCGTCTGCCACCATGGTGCTCTTGACCTCCTTGATCGCGACGCTGATGCGCAAGAAGGCTTCGACCCTGGCGACGTCGCTGCGCTTCACCTCCCCCCCAACAGCTCGCGCTGGACGTCGTCCTTTGCGCGGTTGGCGGCACGCTCCAGCATCTGCCGGCGCTGGTCGGTGGTGGCCTCGTCCCAGGACAGGTAGACCGGCTCGCCGGCGACGGTCAGCTCCATGCCCGAGCGCATGACCTCGTTGAGCGCGTTGCGCACGCTCTCGCCGTACACGCGAGCGTATGCCCGGAACTCACGCGAGCCCTTCTCGACACCGAAGTTGTTCCTGATCCGCTGGTCGACCGACGGGATCGACGCACGGGTCTGCTCGATCGCCTCGCGCAGCGGCTCGGCGTCGGTCAGGTCAAGGTTGCCCGTGAACGGGTTGAACAGGTTCACGACCAATCCCGTGATGCCGCCAGGCCCGGCGCGCCGGACGTTGCCGCCCAGCGGGTCGACGCGGCCGGGCATCTCACGCGAGAGGCCGGGGATCGCGGTCTTGGCGCGATCGAGCAGCGTGGCCGGCTCCTCGAACGACGGGCGCCGCACCTCGCGCACGGTCGGGTCGTAGCCCTGCAGCCCGCGGCGCACGATGTTCGGCACGAACGACGAGGCGACGTCGGACGCGAAGTCGGACGTGCTCGTGTAGCCCTCACCAGACAGCAACCCGAGCGCGCCGTCGACCTCGCTGAGGAACGACTCGCCGGAGATGTTCTTCGCGAGGTACGCGGTCGCGGCATCGGCGGCGCCGAACGCGCCACCGCGCTTGGCGCCCTGGTACGCTTCGGCGCCCATCGTCAGCAGCGGCCCGAACGGCGCGAGTCGCTCCATCGAGTACCACGTGCTCCCGATCTTGAGCGCGCCGGAGCCCTGCCCGGTGATGCGCTGCACGTTCCGGTCGCGCGCCTCCTCCGGGTAGCCGGGGCTCCACATCCCCTTCGCCGCCATCCATGCGCCGAGCCCCATCACCGAGGTGCCGACGGTCGCGCGCCCGAGCCGGTCGGCGACCGCGCGCTGCTTGTCGAAGATCGCCGCGACGTCGGTCGAGCCCTCGGCGACCATCTTGCGTAGCTCGCCGAAATCCTTGACCGCGCCCAGAAAGCCGAACGGCGAGTACTCGGCCACCCGGCTGACGACGTTCGCCGGCGTCGTCGTGAACGGCAGGAAGAGGTCGAACACCGCCTCCCACTCCGGGCCCGCGTCGGCGAACGCCTTGCGCAGGTTCTTCGCCGAGTTCGCGAGGATGCCGCCCTGGTTCCTGAACACCGCGAGCGCCGCGTCGGCCTCCGCGCGCATCGCCATGTCCGACGTCGGGTTCTTCTGCAGCCAGGAAGCGAGCTCGCGCCAGCTACTAAACTCCGGCGACTGTGCGAGCGTCGGGCGCAGCCCGCGATTGCGGAACGCTTCCTTCGCGATCACGTTCGCCTGCTCGCGCATCGAGCGGGCCATCGCGACCGTGTGGAAGAAGCGGTCCTGGGCGCCGAGCACGTTGTAGATCGAGTCGTGCATCTTCTGGACGATCGGGTTGTCGAACGTCACCCGCATCGCGTCCCACTTCGCCATGTCGGCCGCCGTCTCGCCTTCACGCCAGATCAGCTTCGCCTGCTCCAGCCCGTCGCCGGCGGCGTCGAACGACGCACGTAGCGTCGACAGGTTCAGCCCGTCCTTCGAGCGCACGCCGGTCATGCCGGACATCATCCAGTCCCAGACAGCGGCCGGTGCGTCCTTCGCGGCTTCGGCGCCGACCATCGTCGCGGTCGACGTGATATTCATCACGTGCGTCGACGGCGCCGACAGCAGCCCGGCCTTGCGCCACGACATCAGCCGCTTCAGCGCGTTGCCCTCGCCCTTCAGCAGAGCCGGGGCGACCATCGCGAGCACGCCCACGGTCGTCGCCCCGAGCAGCTCCTCGTCCTCCGGCGCCAGCGCGGCGCCGACCGCGGCACCGATCGCGCCGCGCCCGAGCGCGCCAGCCACCGGGGCGACCGCGAAGCCCTCGTCGCCCGACAGGACCCTGGCCTTCGGGGCGAACTTGCCGCTCGTGTCGCGCACCCGCCCGCCCTGGACCGTGAAGCCCTGGCCGACCTCGTCCACCATGCCGCGGATCGCCGGAGCCTCGCCCACGTTGCCGAGGACCGTGCCGGGGCCGCCCAGCCCGACGTCGCGCTCGGCCCTGGCCAGCTGCACGATCTGATTGTCCTGCTCGGCCTTCGTCATCAGGTTCCAGTCGGCGAGCGGCAGCCCGGTCTTCTCCGACCACCACGTGCCCAGCTCGAGTCCGGCCTTCGAGCCCTTCGCAGGCGTCACGAGGTGGCCGGCCTCGTTCCTGCCGACGAGATGCCGGATGGCTTCCGGCATGAAGGCGGCAGCCGCCGCCGTGCTCATGCCGACGATGGCGCCGCGCAGCCGGTTCTCCTCGTCGGCCGCCGCTCCGATCGCCCCACCACCCGCTACCACGAGCGCCTTGATGAGCATCACGTCGGTGTAGCCGTACTTCTCACGGTACTTCGCGAGGTCCTCGCCGACGACCCGCTTGAACTCGGCCGCGACCTCGGGGTCGTCGATCCGCGTGACGATCGATGGGTCCGACCACGGCTTCGAGCCGGAGGAGCCGCCGAGCAGCTTCTGGCGGAGGATCTCCGGGTAGTTGCCGGCGTCGGTGACCCTGCCGCGCCCGGAGTCTGCCCACCACTTCTTGATGCCGTCCCACAGAGCCGACTGCGTCTCGCGCACAGTCATGCCCTGCTCGCGTGCGATGCGCCTGACGACCTGCTCCGCGTAGCGGTACTGCGCGTCGGTCACCTCGCCCTTCTCGGAGAAGCCGAACAGCCTGCTCATCCACATGTCGTGGACATAGGCGTCGGCGTCGCCCATCAGCGCACGGTAGAACTCCTGCACCTTGCGGTCGCCAAAGATGCTT